TTGGTTGGGTGGATGTGCAGGCCGGGGATAGTGTTTTTCAGGGCGCTGATATTAGAAAATTTCATTTTAATTTTGATATGGTCCCTAAAACTATTAAAGAAGCCGAATCTATAAGTAAAATGTGTCATTCACTTCGAAAACAGGTGTATCCAACTGGTACAGTTGGTTCCGACCTTTTTGGTGCCATTCATCCCAGTCTATGGGATATTGAAATTGTAAAAAGTCCCGGCGGAGAAAAAGATCCCGAATGGGATTTAAATTTTCAACTTGCCGTTTTGGCTGAATGTATTATTGATAAAATGCCGGAAGGACCACGGGCAATAAGTAATCAAGATGCTTCTAAATTCAGTCCGTCTGCTACAAAATTAACATTAGTATTTTTTGAATTAGAGCCCAATTACTTCGACGAGGACACTAAAGAGGCTGTAGCAAGATCAAAATTGGGTGTGTTTGCACAATTATTTGATAAAGCAGCAAAGGTGGGATAAAGCAGCAAAGGTGGATGGCCATCCACCCCCATGAATAGGAATTAAAATGTTTTTAGAATTGTTTCCAAAAATTTTCAATTATGATTTAACCGGAACCACGGGTGGTATGTTGGTAGATCTTGGTAATGTGTTTCAACGAGTTCGTTTCTCGAAAACGACCCTCTCAAATCACAGAATATATATCGATTATACAATAAAAGACGGAGAATCTCCCGAGGATGTGGCTATAGATTTTTATGGAAGTTCTCGATGGTTCTGGTTAGTTTTAATGTCTAATGACATTATTGACCCACTAGAAGAATGGCCAAAAAGTTCTTCCCAACTTCAAAGACAACTAAATAGTGTTCTTTATTTTGGAGGGAAATCATATTTTATAAATGACATTAAAGATTTTAAAGTAAATGATGTTATCGCCCAATCTGAGGGATGTACAATGGGCGAACCAGGATGCCCAGACGGAGTAACATCAAGCATGGAAAACTATGCAATAGTTGATGACTGGGATTCTAATTTTTTTAGAATAGATTCTTCCAGAATCGTTGGCTCTTTAAACGAAGACGATTATATTACAATATTCCGAGAAAATGATTCGGGAAAAATAGATATGATTTCTGGTAGTACTGCATGTACAAGTAACATATTTCAATCCCAAATAAAAAAATCAATTGATACAAAAGAATCTATATCGGCCTTTTATCAAGATGGATTTATCGTAAATCCATATGGAAGCACAGGGAACATAAATGATATCAATTACCCAAATGGAGACACTGGAGGATTGTGCGATTCTTCTGATTCTGTTTTATATCATTATATAAATGGATTGGATTATTCTCCAGTGGATTCTGAAACAATTGAAAATAAATTGTTAGCAGAAAACGACTCGAAAAGGCAAATAAAATTAATTCATCCCCACTTTAAAGAAAAAATATTCAAAGAAATAAAAAATTTAATACAAACACCTGGTCAGAGAGGAAAAACTGTTTTTGTTGAAATAGGATAATTTTATTATGGCAAATGAATATACAAGAGATGGCGATATTACAATAAATGAAATTATTATTTCAAAATATGACTATGATTCCAAATCCATTAAAAACTCATTATCGATAGTCCCATCCGAAACTCAAAATATATTAGCAGCATTGGTTTTAGAAGAAAGTCTTTTTTCTCCTTTTGTTCGTGGTTCTTTAATAATAAAAGAAACTGGATTAATTTTTGATGAATTCAATTTTACCGGTGAAGAAGTTATTTCTATTAAAGTAGAAACTCCATCTGTGGAGAATTCTACCATTGAACTTGTGTTGTGCGCATATTCTGCCCAAACAATAGGAGATATAAATTCTATTCATGAGAAAATTAAATTTCCAACAACCACTACTGGAATTTTTATATTAATCGAATTTGTTTCTTGTGAATATAACATATTAAGCAATTCGGAGATTGAACTAACTGATGTAGAATTTATAGGGAAAATATCTTCCGATAAAGAATCGGGATTAGTACAAACCATTCAAAGAAAATATTTTTCCGACGAAGAATTTGATGCAGAAAATACTGAAAATGCTGTTTGGTTTAAGAAAAATACAAAATCATATCCTTGGGGCAAACCAGAAGAGTATGATCAAACAGTTATTCAAACTTTAATTAATCTTTCTGAAAATTCTGTTCCCGAAGACAATTCATATGCTCCTAATTATTTATTTTGGAGGGACTTGAAACAATGGAGATTTAGATCTATTGAGAGTTTGTTGGGGGAAGATACCGTTAAAACATACAACACAATCGGGTCGAAGGAGGGTATATTAGAATATACAACCAAGATAATATCGTTTGTTGCCGAGGAAGATAATAACACATTAAAATTGTTTGACATTGGTGCTTTTAATTCACATTATGATTATATAAAACCGAATTACGCAAATCCTTATCTTGATTATATTGATGTTCAAGATTCTATCCTTCAAGAAAGAATAGAATTTAACTATTCGGATGAATTTGGAAAGTGGAAAACAGTAGAAGAAAATCCCCTGGTACAAGACGAATATACTAAAACTTACAACAAGAAAATTAAACTGGGGGATAACATCTATGGTTATTTCTCTCCCAAATTTAACAGATTGTACCCAGTGCCAACCGACCGTTACGAAGATAAATCTGGCGAGGCAGAAGAAAAACAATGGCAATGTATATTTGACCAAACCGACTTAGACTATGAAAAATTAAAAACAATAAGAAATGATATTAAAGGTCCGGTTGAAGAATTAAAAGAAGAATATAGAAAAAAAATAAATCTAAAAACAAAATGGGACATTTATGAAAACCGAATCTGCTGTGCGAAAAAACCCATAATAAAAGATCACTTCTTGGCCGTTATCGAGGAATCGAAATTTATTCCTGTCGAAGAATTAAACGAAACTCGCGGGGGAATTTATGAATATAAGTGGAGAGAAGTTGAAATTTGGCCTAAAAGTTTTGTTGAGGGATATGAGGATGATATCGAAACTTTCAGTTCTGATAATTCGCCATTGGTGGTTGTTAGTGTTCCCGAGGGACTGTCCGGATCGTATCAGGAAGAGGGGGACATAGAATGGTCAAGACCTGCCTATAACATTAACGAATTAATGAACACCAGACCAGAGGGAGCAACTGCTGATGATATATTTGTTGGACCTGGGGTTAATGTTGCGAGTGAGAAACTAAACCAATATCCCAAAGGACATCAAATGATGCCTGTTGGTGGTTATTTTAAAGTCGAAGACAATCCATGTGATATAGATCACGAAAACATAGAAGTTAATTTTCATGGGCATGTCGTACAGATGTATAGAATGCCAAGTTATATTTTAAATTCCATCCATCCGCAAAAAGAAGACGAAGACTCTCCTGATCCGTTAATTCCAAAGGATATATATTTCTTTGATGTGGTGAACGCTCATGATGGATTATGCAGGTGTAAATAATGACTTCATATAATGGTTGTTGCTGTGATTGCTACAAAGAACCCTCGGCTTATATTACCTTTAATGTGCCGACAAAGATGTCAAACCCGTCAATTTATGAATATGGTCCCGGACTTCATCTTTTAAATGAGTACCATTTTCACCATCCCAGCAACACAACGTGTAATGATTGCCCTACTTATGAGGACATATACGTCCCACAATATAAAGAATATCTCTTTTGGATGTCAGAGCACACTCCCTGGTGTTTATTAGACGAAGACATAATACACCCAAAAGTAAAAGCAGAAACATATCAAATAGATAATCAATATGTTGATTCGGAAACAGGATTAGTTAGAATTGGATTTGAATGTGTTGTTGATTTTCAATGGAATTTATATGATATTGACGTTGCATGCGAAAATAAAGATGAAATCCAACGTTATGATTTGAATTCTTATTGCGGTGCTCATCCAGAAAGAGGAGCACAACAATCTAATTGTGTTCGAGGTTGCGTTAGCCCCCTTAATCCAGATGCGCTATATGATACTGAAGATTGTGATTTTACAGAGCCAGGAAATGTTTGTTTAAATTACCAATGGGCATCAGATTGTGAAAGTACATGTTCTAGTTTTTTCCCAGAATTTAATGGTGGGTGTGTATACAATCCTCCGGATTGTTACGACTTACCGTTTTTAAAGTTTGATACGACCAACCACGACATTTGTGAAGGATTACCAAACTTAAGTAAACCCGGAAAAAATATAGATTCATTAACAGAAACTGTAAATAATGTTTATGGTTCTCTCATAGAACGATTTGGCCCTCAAATTTTAGAAGATGGAGAAATGAATCCATATCCCCAGAATATTATTTTCATTTCTGGTGTTGAAGACACTTCGAGATATCACAAATTGTGGAGATGGGATTCTTGGAATGATCCCGGTTATACTGGACCCAAAGATTGTTATGGAAATGAATGGGAATTACATAATGTAATTCCCATGTTAGACAGTACTACTCCTTATCATGCCTTCCCTGGATATGAAGACCACTCTGATTTTAATAATGATCCAAGGGGTCTAAACCCATTCCCCGAACAAGTTTCGGCTTTATTGGGTGAACATATATTTTACTATAAATTAAAAAACAAATTTATAGAAGAGTGGGGAGAAGAAGTTGCAAATTACAAATTTAATGCCTGTCCTATAGGTGTAAATGAGGAAAATTGCTTTGGTCATTCGTGTTTAGAATCGTATGGGGGAAAAACTGGATGCTATACAACAATATCATCTCCTGATGATCCAGTTCCACAAAATGTCAGTGTAGATAAATTCTTTAATCAATATAACCATTGGCCTCATTTTGATGCCGACAAACCCGCAGAACACCCCGGAGACCCGTGGGAAGATTATTATTGTAGTCTGGTTGAATGTGGCGATGATCTTCTTGGTGGTGAATTTTTGAATTTTAGAACTTGTGCTCGCGGATTTCCGTGGAATGACTCAACTTTTGGTGGTTATGCTTGGTCGGCGCAATACTCACCTTCTGATGGAATACAACGTGATCCATGTCGCGTTCCAATTCCGTGGGTAAATCCACACACATGGGAATTGGAACCTGCTCCGGGAAATTACAGAGAAAATGATACTCTTGTTCGTGGTACGGCAGACAGGGATAATATCCTATTAGTAGATGTAAATGAAACAACAAAATATATGAAAAATTTCACAGAAATTTTCAAAACAAAACACCGTAGTCCCTGCTATCACACAAATATAATAGAAGACGAAGACGTAAATATATGTCCATGTGATGAAGAAAAATTATATCAGGCAAATTCCTTTTTTATAGAAAAAATTAGTCCTGCAACATATCCACATTGTGCTGTGTCGTGCGAAGAACTAAATATAAATTTATTTATTGGAGGCACAGGACCAAACGATTTTAATATTCCTCCGAATTGGGAATGTGACCCATTGTATTATGGCTATAATGTGATGGATTATTGTAGTGGGATGGCAGGCGGTCCAATACCTGCAAATGAACTTGGAGATGATTTTAGGCCAGATTACACAGCATATTCTACTGGAAACACCGATGATATTAGAGGTAAGGTATCTGCTGGTATAAACGTTAATGATCACTTTGTTACCTTTCCTTTAGTTTGCGACCAAACAGGATTTCCAGAGTATAAATTACCAACTCGCTACAGAAACATATACACCCACACTGGTCGTTGCTATTGTATAGACCCCGCATGTACAGACGATGATTTTGATGATGATTTTTGTTGCAACGAACCAGATAATTGGCACTGGGATTCTGAATTCTTTTCTGAATTGATGGATAGTTGTAGATCCCCGTTTCTTGCAACACAATCCATTCTGTGGGGTTACTTTTTCTCCCTTGGTAGTACTCAATATTATAATGATCATTATCTTGAATATATTAGTTCAGCACACCATTGTATAGACCGTTTTGGAGAAGATATATCAGCAACTGATGCATTCCCTGAATATTGGTGGGAACCCGGAATGGATTTATCTTCTGGAAATTATCCACTCACACCACATGATTTTATGTCATTTGACCAATGTGGCCGATGGACCAACGCAGGCCAACCCCCCGTCCCATTGGATGACACAAATGTTCCAAATGAAAATTGTTCAGATCTAGATTGTTGGTGGATAAGTGGTGCTGACACATATGAGGATAAAGGAACTCTCGTTTTTGATGAGTGTGGTTGCTGCTCTTCGACTCATGAAAACACAGATCTTTCAGAAAATTGTAGTTATTTCTAAATATAGAATAAAGGATTTACAATGGTTCCAGACTTTTTTATACAACTTTCATCTTTTGCCAACAATACATGGCCATCAATGAGAATTGGCCATTCTACCTACGGTTATGATGAAACTGCTAGATGTTCAAATCCAGAGGATTTTGTAGACAACAGTGAATGCTCAGAAGATGAACCATACTGCAATTGTCCGTGTCAAGATCTAATACCCAGAAAAGAAACTGTGTTTTTTGATGAATCTGATAATATAACAGACGGAAATCGGTATAAAGTTTTAAGTGAAGGCGGAGATGAAGTTAAATCATTTAACAATCCAAATGATGCTCATGATTGGATAAAAAGTAATGGGGAAATGGATCCCAGACCCACAGACGAAGAATTAAAAGAATTAAGGGAATCGATAGACGAATGTTCTTTAATTGAAAGCAATCTGGGGTCCGAGTGGTTGGGATGTGATTGGAATAATCCGGAATCAGAGTTAAATTGTTCGTGTCCATGTATTAATTCAAAATTTAAAGATTATTTAGAATATAATAGAACATATGCGATGTATTGGAATACCCCCAAACATACCCCGTTATATCGAAATATGTTGATGAGCACCATTATGTCCAAAAAATCTATATTAACGGCGAATGGAGATTTCTCACTACGACCTGGAAATGTTATTAAAATTGAAGATAATTTCAAATTTAAATCTTCTCTTCCTGAAAGAAAACACAACGGAAAATGGTTAATTTCAACAATAGAACATATTATCATTGGCACCACAAATCATACTATGAACATTTCTCTCCTTCGGGACACAAATCGATTTGATTCCTTAGACTCCCACTTTAAAGAAATAGATGTAGAAATTGAAAATTAATCTTATAAATATTCTAAAAAGGTTTTTACATGCCTGAAAAAATAAAATATTCCGATGTTGATTTTTCGTTCTCTAAAAATAGTTTTAGTGATGATGTTAACATTAAAACAAATGAAAATTCGATAAAACAATCTATTAAGAATATCATATTAACCCATAAGCAAGAACGACCATTTAAATCTCGAATGGGGTCCAACCTCGCTGATATATTATTCGAATTATATGATCAAGGATCTCACTATTCTTTAAATAGTGAAATTAGGGACCAATTAGAGATATTTGAACCTAGAGTATTGTTACAAAAAGTTCGTATTGACGATTCACTTATCGACCAACACATTTTAAGTTTTGAAATTATTTTTAAGTATATTATAGGCAACCCAAAAGAACCAGTTCAAGATTCATTAGTCCTTTCAATAGAGAGAGTAAGATAAATGGTAGCAGGAAACAGAATAAACATAGGAAATTTAGGATTTGAAGATATACGAAATAGTATTATTAATTTTCTTCAAACCGAAAAGGTGGGTGCTGCTTCATATTTAAACGACTATACGTATGACGGTTCTGCTATGTCTACCTTGATTGATCTCTTATCCTATAATACCTTATATTATGCTTTTTATACGAACATGATTGCTAACGAAATGTTTTTAGATAGTGCTCAAAAAGAAGAATCTCTAATATCACTAACAAAACCTCTTGGGTATGCAGTTCCGGGATATAACAGTGCCGTTGCTACTGTTTCTATGACCAAGGGGGGAGAGGGTAATGTGATAAAAAAATTAGAACATAAATTTAAAGGAACCGGTAGCGACGAATCTTTTGTGTTTGTTGCATATCAAGACTATACACTAGACAGTCAGGGGAAACATCCGTCTATAGAATTATATGAAGCCAAAAATATAATTTTTGATCAGGTGTTTGTCGTTGAAATAGAATCACAAAGTATATCATTAGATGCTTATCCAAACATTGATATTTCTTCATTAATTGTTGAAGTAAGTGATGATGGGGGATCAACATGGGACGAATATGTTCTTAGTTCGAACATAGCACTTAATGTGGGCGAAGATCAAAAATTATATTGGCTAGAAAGAGATTCAAAAGGATTTAAAATTATATTCGGTGGACTGGAAGAAGAATTAAAAAATATATCTGTTGGTAGAAAAATAGAAACAAACGATAAAGTTCAGTTGTCTTTTGTTTTAAGCAGTGGCACTGATGGCAATGAAGTGTTTTCTTTCGAAACAGATGATGTCATAAAAGGTTCTGATGCTGATGCTCTTTCTGGGAATAATGAAATAACAACATTATCATCTTCTTCTGGTGGAAGTAATGGACCAAATTTAGACAGTATACGTTTTTATGCTCCTCGCTGGTTTGCAGCCCAAGATAGGGCAGTAACAAAAGATGACTGTATTAGTCTATTGCAAGAAAAATCATATAATAATTTTTCTCTCTGGGGCGGAGACGAAGCATCTCCGCCACAGTATGGAAAAGTTTTAATGTCTTTTGATAATGACGGAGAATGTGTAGATGCTTCTTCTTTTCTTGACACTAAACTACCCGTTACTATATTTTCTGAATGTATTCCCTCAGAATCATTTTCACTTATAGTAAACGTAAATGGTTTTTATAATCCAAACGACACTCCCAGATCCCAAGACGAACTGAATGCTATAGTAGAATCCGCAGTCAATTCTCTTTATGAAACTGAAGAATTTAACACTGTGTTTGATAAAACTCAAATCAACGAGGAACTAAAAAAGAAAGATAAAGCATTAACAATTTCTGATTCTGGTATATCATTAAAAATGAAAAACACACAACCAACTTCTACCGATAAAAGAAAAATTAAATTCTTAACTACACTTGTTAGAGGTTCATTTGCCGGTGATACAATTTCATCTTCACAAATAACAACATCAACGTTGTCGAATGAACCTTTTTGGTTACAAGACAATCCAAGCACCAACAATATAATTGCATTTAATTATATCAATGGGGTTAAAAATATCATTTCAGAAACAGCCGGAACTGTTGATTATATCACGGGTCTGGTGGAAATTAATGCTGGTGTTTCAGTTAATTCCTTTTCAATAACGACAATTCTTCCACAAGAAGAATTAGTGTTTACTGCAAAGGAAAATATAAAAATTAATGTGATTACCACTGCATCTATAGAACCCCGAGGTTAAAATGTTTCCGTATTATAACAAATCTAAAAAAAATGAAGAATATAAGCACAGAAAACGACAAGAAACAATAAATTCTTTGTTTGGGAAATCTTCTGCTATGGTCGATTCCTCCTTTCGAGATGTTAGAGACCAAATACCAAAATGGATACACAACGAATTTGGTTCAAACGAATCCATTTTCATAAATTTTTTCCAAGCATATTATGATTGGTTATATTCGTCCAAAGGATCTGGTTATAATTTAGAATTGGGTGGATTTTTAAATTATCTCGACCTCGATACGACCCCAGAAATTCTACTAAAAAAATATTCGAAAACATTCTTGCCTTCATTTCCAGAACATTTAATTGGTGGTGATTCTTTATTCGGTGTTCCTATTGAAAAATTAAGAAGTTTTATAAAAAATGTAAAAACTTCTCTATATCACAAAAAAGGATCCGAAGAATCCTATCAATATTTTTTAAGAAATCTATTCGGTATTACAGCCGATTTTGATTATCCAGGAAGGCTGGTTTTTCATTTAAATCGGGGGAAAACAGACGACGACATTTATCCTAAATACGGAAGCCATTTAAACGAAAACCCACTAACGGACGGAGACTGGTTTCAGCCATTCACATACATCATAAATGCTGTTATTGATCCAGATGATCCATTTTTTGATGATATATTCCCAAACGGAGATGGTGTGCCGGTATATAAGGATGCAATCAAATCTGTATTGCATCCTGTCGGAACAAAAATATTATTTGAAACTTCTCTTGAAGATTGGGAAGGTCCAACCGGACCTGATGATATTGAAATATTTTGTGAATTCCCAATATTAGGAAATTATTTACCATATACTCTAAATACAGATGAAACCATCAATTCTTGTACCGGGTGTACTCTGCCTTATTATAACTCCAACGCTGATAGCGACCCATTAAATGATGTAGCATACCCAACACATGTTCTTCCCGATTGGGACGAACCTATTGGCGGGGGTGGCAATTTTGGTGATATAAATATAGGAGACTTGTATGAAATGTGTAATTTATCGGTAAGTCCGAATATTGGTTTAACTTCTTGCACGGAACTAGGATGCTAAAATGACTTCAAATAATTTTTCCAGACAAATTGGGGTTCAGAATGCCAAAATGATTTACAATAATTTTGGCACCAATGTGAACGGCATTCCTAATTTCTATACTTTCTTTATGGGTGGCGTTCAAAATCCAATTAACGTTGGAAAAAATTCTAGTATAGGTGGTAATAACTTTTTCGAGGATGCTAATGTTTTAAATTCAATTTGTTTTCATAAGACATTAAACAAGAAAGATATTGCACTTGTTATCCCTAGAATTGATTGGTCTCGGGAAACATCATATCATCCCTACAGATCGGCTGGACAAGAATCTGGTGCTGAATCTTTTTATGCATATAATAAAAATAACAGAATAGTTTATATGTGTGTTTCTGATAACGAACACAATCGTTACGATTTAAGACACACAAGCGGGTCTAGTGTCGAACCAACCCACACGACAGGTATTCAAAAATACTCAGATGGGTATTCGTGGCTTCCTTTATATAAAATCGACTGGAAACTACAATCATTTTTGACCGGAAAATGGTTACCAGTTCCTTCATTGGATGAATTTACAGAAATAACAAAGGCCGGAACATTTTCCTCAAGTGCAACTGAAATGTGTGGCTCTAACAGCACTACATGTGGTTCGTGTTGTCTTTACCATGAAAATTATTTTTATGATTCGGTCGGAGACGCATATTATGAACCCGGTCAACTTTATAAAACAATAACAAATATAAAATGCTATGAGTGCCTCGAAATTTCAAGACGTTTGGGGATGGAAGCATTATTTACTGAAAGCACCGAGGGAACTAATAGTTGCTTGTCTTGTGTGGATACTCCATGCTCATGTTCAAAAGAAACTAAAACCCAAGTAGAAAAAATCAATTCTTCCACCATCCCTTCACAGAACAATGAAAAATTTCAATCAGCAACAGAAACAGAATCTTCTGGTAACGATGGACGAATTATCTCTGTGTTTTTTGATGCTGCGAATCTTAGCATTTCGGATCTTACTGTTGATGATTCAAACCCAGAAATAGAAATAGATAGTTCCACTGGCTCTGGGGCGGTTTTAAGATTTAAAACATATAAAGACATTTATAAAACCAACATAATTCATGGAATCGAAGTCGTTTCATCTGGATCAGGATATAAAGATATTCAAATTATTAGTGCGCAGGGCTTTGAAAGCAGAATTGAAATTAATATTGATAAAGTTGATGGAATAGCAGTCAATCCTATAGAACTATTAAGTGCTTGTAATATTATGTACAATATTCAAATTAGATCTTCTGAAATATCCGATAATGTTGGCACAACTCAACAATCTTTTAAATTTTATGGAATAGCCAGAAACATTGAACTCAAATCATCTGATAATACTAAAATATTAGGATCTGATAAACAAGAAAAAGAAGCAACAACATTCTACAGAGCAACAGACAAATATAGAATATTAACAACAGACATGAGCAGTTTTGAAGAAGCAGAATTTGCTCGTTTTGTGGATAATGAAAATGTATCCGCAGGTCAAATGCAATCTGTTTCTCTGGATGACACTACACCCACAAATAAAGAGTTGGAAGTTTTTATCAATCCTTCAACAGCCGAATCCGACAGAACATCTGCGTCAAGTCTTGTGAATTCATCTGATACTGGTACTTATTATAGTATAGTTAGTCGTGATCTCAGTGATGTTGTTCCCGGAAGCGGAAGTGTGGTTTATACAAAAACAAGCACTTCCATATCTTTACCTTCTGTGGGAGAACCCACTCAACTATTAACCTTTAGAATTGTTAAATCGTACTGCTAGGAGTTTAGACTATGTCATTCGAACCATTTGGACCTGATACATTTTACTTAGATCAATCACCGTATTTTAGTCGTGTTAATTTACATGAAAATACTGGCAATGCTAATAATTATGTGATGGTTGCGTTTAAGCCGGGACAACCACTACAGGCTGCTGAAGTAAATGAAATTCAAGATCATTTTTATCGAATGTCATCCCTAACAACCCAAATGCAACATAACTGGTTGGGTGGTCCTGGTCTGTTGTGGGATAGTGATTATAATGGGGGATCTGATGGTCTAATACACGAGGATACAATTGGAATTGGTCAAGATGATGGAACCGGTTTAGTTGTTCATGGTCCTGGGTGGTCTGGTACTACTCCTCTCTATCCATTTAATAACCCATCTCTAACTTCAAATGCAAATACTAATTTAGTTAGTGTTGTTATTGGAACCAACAGCATAAGTGTTACTTGCAGAAAGGGTTGGTATTTGGTAGAATCGCCACTTGGCCGGTTTAAAGGTTTGAAAGTTTGGATGCATTTAAATGACGATATAACTAAAGGCGGATTACCAAAAACTGGTGGGGAATATTATGTCGGATTTGCGGTTAATGTTTCTCATGTAAATTCGTCTATTGACGAAACACTAGAAGACCAAACCGAACAAGGTAGCAGTATAACATCAGCCACCGCCGATAGAATTAAAATAAGTATAACTAGTTTAGATAATGGAGCGGTGGGCGGCACTACAGTTAGTCCAATAATAAAAGTTCTTTCTGGTTATAGGTCTGAAATTCGATATATGAATAATTTATTAATAAACAAGTGGTGATGGTATTATAAATATAACAGTATTAAGAGGAATCTAAATGGGCGTAGAAAATAACGATTACCAAATAAATCCATTGGCTGCTGCGGATACATTTTATGATTGGATAACCAAAGAAAACGATGAAATAATTGAAAAATTAAATCGTCTTCGAGTCTATGATGGTCTTTCCGGGGATGGTATTAATGTGTCTATTGATGCCTCTGGAGATGCCACATTTTCGCTAAACAACGAAGTGCCCAACGGAATAACATTTTTAGATAATGTCAAGATTGATGGCATTCTTGATTATGATATGGGAAATAGTCAAACATCTTCGATGAATTATCGAATTTATGGCTCTACTGCATCCGGAAGTTTTCCCGGACCAAGCGGCTGGACCCATGCTGGATTTTCTTTTGGTAATCCTATCGGGATGGGATCTTCTTCTGGCTATGATAATTTATACGTTTTTAAATCCCGAGCAAACACAAAAACCAATGCGGAAGCCATTGGTCTTGTTTCGGAAATAACAACCGATTATCTACAAATAACTCCGTTCGGACGAGTACAGGGCGATGATCTTTCCTCAATAGTCACCACGGGCGGAATTAGTGCCGGTTGTATTTTCTTTGTGGACGGAAATGATGCGGGAATGATGACTCCCGAAGAACCCGCAATCGAGGGATATGTTTCCAAACCTATGATGGTTGGTTTGAGTGCAGATGCCGGATTTGTGGTTCAATATAGGGGTGTATATCTCTCAGGATCTAGTGGATCTTCTGCATCAGCATATAATTACCTCAGTACACCGGTTGATTTGGGGGTCGGTGGACATGGATTTTCAAACGGTAAGATTGTTGGCTATAAACCAGGCATTGATTTTACTGGCGACACACATGGAAGAAGTGCATATAATGACTGGTTCTGGTGTTCGAGTGATGATGGCGGTGTGGTTGAAACTGCTCATGATGCAGTTGGTGTTGTTATAAGCCAATTAACAAGTCAAATAATTGAAGTAGCAGTTACCGGATATATAAATCCCTTCCCGTCAACTAAAACAGGTCTTTTGTTCTTGGGGTCGGATGGCGAACTAGTATCCGACCGACCCGGAGACCTAGCAAAACCGTTTGCTAACGTCTGGGACAATGGCGGCGAAAAGGTAGGTGTTATATTAAATCAGGTGGCTGATGGTGCTCCTCGTCCCGGAGAAATGTCAACACTATTTAAAAGTCTATCCCCAAATGGCGTTAGTGGTGGAGGCGGTGGGGGCCACAATCTCCTAATAAACGGCGGGTTTGATGTTTGGCAAAGAGGAATAGGAATATCTCAATATGCCGGAACCGAAAGCACATATTTTGCTGACCGTTGGGTTCGTAATGATGGTGTCACCAGCGGAGCCGGAATAACTGCTAGTATCCAAAGAATGTCCTTTGCTTCAAATCAAACAGAAGTCGAAGGAAACCCGACTTATTATGTCCAAACACAACATATAATCGAAGGATCTACTGCTTCCGATAAAGTTTATATTGAAAACAGAATAGAAGATGTCACTTCCATTAGGAATGATGATTTAACATTATCTTTCTATGGTAAAGCAGATGTTTCTGGTTCGACGCTGGGAATTGTATGGACTCAAAATTACGATGGTAATAGCGACTATACAGTAAATACCTTAGACGACAGTGTTATATTATCAAATAACTGGTCAAAGCATACTTTAGTGTTCCAAGCACCCGAAATTGCAAAAGCACCAAGTGGTGATTCACATTATGTTGCTTTGGGGTTTGATATTTCGAACAATGAAAATGTTATTGATTTAGCACAGGTAAAAATAGAATATGGTTATTCTGCCACTCCGTTCGAGCCAACAAATCTCCACGATGAACTGCAAAAATGTAGTAGGTATTATCAAAGAACCTATTCATTAGATCAACAGAATATGTCGGAAACTATGGTAACAGAGTGTCTGCCTGACTATACTGTAATAGATTTCCCCATAACACAATCAGGTGATTATTATCACAGATTCCCTATAGAAATGAGAGAAGATCCAACGTTCCTTGTGTTCTCTCCAAAGAGTGGTCAGACAGGAGATGGTTTTAATAGAACCGCATGTCAAGACGTTAGATTAACTTCTGGTTCTAAGGGATTTAATGAAAGAATTAGAGTCAGCCCCGTTGGTCTTAATAGTATTGAAAATACTGTTAACAAGAAGGGTGCTAGAATTGCAGTTGTTAACGGAGCCGTTCTTTTAGATAACATTTCAATCCACTACGTTGCAGATGCTGATCTTAATGATAACCTATGAGGAAAATTAAATGAATAGTTGTTCAAACACATCAAATATAACCCCCAATCTCTTAGTTCGTGATTTACAAATCAATTCGGGATCTCGGTTGTTTGTTACCATTAATGAGAGTGGATTTTCTGGTGGTTTTGATTCTTCATTGGGCGGAGTAACGGGTGGTGATGTTATCTTTTATGATGTTCGTAGCGGAAGTGTCAGTGAAAACAAATTTGCCAAGGCTAGAGCCGATTCTCCTGCGACTTCTGAAGTTTTTGGAATAATCGAAACTGTCGATGACGACATAAATTATGCCAACGTGGTTATTTCGGGACTTATTGTGTATCCTTCAGAACAATTTAATTATGTGCCTGATGCGGACGGTAATACTGGGGGGCTTGGTGGCGGGAATGATGTATTTTTCCTTAGTGGTATAACTGCTGGCGAACTAGAAAATCTTGCACCAACAACCCAAACATGGATTACAAAGCCTCTCCTTTCCAGGACTAGTATTGATGACTATAACGGTGTAGTTTTAAATTATATCGGTTATGAAGTTGGCGGAGCGGTAGCAGGAGAAGACTTATCTAGTCCTCCAGTGGGAAGTTTAATTTATGTCCCAACGGATCTGGTTGAAGAAATTACTTCTAAAAATGACACATGGGTGGATGCAAGAAGTTCTCATGAACTTTCTACTACAACTTATCAATCGTTATATTCTGTATATAAAGACTCTTCGGGTAAACCAAAATATGGTTATATTGAAGAAGTCGAACTTACTTCGGAATATAATGCTAATTTGTCACACAAAAGTAAAAACATATCACAAGGAACAGGAACTTCTAAAACACAAGGAACAATTGAAAATGTTGATTTGGTTAATAACAAATATGAAATTAAAAAGAAATCAACTGAGGACAATTTCAGCAGTTCAAATTCTTTTATTACAATTCATAAATCAACATCTAAAGCAAAATCAAACGGAATGACCAAATTTTTCACACCCCAATATAAATCAACAAGCGATAGTATAATTGATGTTTTTGGTTCTCCAACATCCATTCAGATGGTTCCCCTCCTACGAATCAAGACAACACAAGCAGTCTATGTACCTAGTAAAGTTTCTGTAGAAGAATTAGAAGTTAGAGACATCTTAACAGCATCAACAACAAATACCTCTGCTACAACACCAACAATCGACGATATTGCTCTTGAAATTAGTAACTTGAAAGATGACGTTGCTCTTTTAAATTCAAGAGTGATTGGATAATGTTATGCCTATATTCCATGGAAGTAGTTATTACCACATAGAAAAAGGCCGAACAGGACCAACAGGGCCAACAGGACCAACTGGTCCTGGAGGGATAATGGGATTTGATATTGGATCCACTGGTTCCACCGGTCCTTCAATTGTTGGAATAACTTTAGATTCTAACCAAAGAGTATTAACAACATTCATAAATGCTGATGGTACTACTTTTGGTGTGACCACCAATAATGAAATTGTTGGTCCTCCCAACAATGAAGTTAAATTGTTTGTTGCTGGGGAAAATGTTTCTGGTGTTGCCGGGGCTACATTATTTAAAGAGAGTGTCGATACAAATTCGTTAACACTAAGGGTACTTGGTTCATCGGGTGATGTCTCTCTCCACACAAACGAAGAAGGGATTGAAATTATTTTCGATAGGGGAACCTTTGGTTATGTTAATGTAACGGGGGGCGGAGAAACTGGAAATATAATTGGTGTTAATTCTTCTGGAATAATTACGGGAATTCCTCGAACAAGATATAATCCATCAGAAGAAAACACAAGAACACCATTAACTCTTGTTAATAAAAATTTTGCAGAATATTTTTCCCATAAAGAAAGAACAACTAAGAATCCAACAAACGAAGAAGGTTATTATGTTGAAGACAGAGAAAATTCAATAGATGGGTTGACTGCATTAAATGTAGAATTGTTTCCATCAGAAATTAAAAATCATCATAATGTATATTTTGATATTCGTGGCTTAGATAATTCTGTGAGTTGGGGCATTTCTGCTTCTGATAAGTATGCAGCGTGTTTCTTTGATATACAATCGCCTCCTGAACATCTCCGGACCCAAACCAATACATTTATGTTGGTTACTGATGGTGTTAGTGGATCGTCTCAAGTTGGATTTAGTCAAAATGTTATATTCCCGTTTGAAAAGGAACCTTGTTTTAGTGGTGGGATTGATATTACAAACTTCTTTTCAAAAAATAACATTTGGTATGGGATACCCGTTTATAGAAACGGGGAATTCGACGAAGATTCTTTATTCTCTTGTAAACCAGTCTCGGCAAATGCTAGTAATTTAGGTAGTACTGGAGCATGCTGCCAAGGAATTGATGATTGTATTCATATCGAACAATCATTATGCGATGGGTATTTTTATGGTTCCGGAACTACATGTGGATATACAGGAAATAGTGGAAATACTGGAAACATTTGCTATGGTCGAGGAGCCTGTTGTATACGAAAAGTTGGTTCTCAAGAAAAATTCATTTGCTATGATAATATTACAGCAAACGAATGTATAAATTTTGATTTGTTGGATGAATATGTTGCTGTGTATAACGGCGATGGGGTTAAATGCACAGACACGGATTGTAAATTCACCGAGATTAAAATGGGATATTGTTGTGATGGTCTGGGACACTGTGTCAATGGAATATTAGAAACTTGCATGGATCATGGATTCTTTTTTGGAGAAACCGGCACTCCTTGTCAAAGCAACGATTATGGCCTTTATAAGTGGGACACGAGCAACAAGGAAACCCCCTGTTCTTCTGGAACAGGAGGTTGTTGTATAGATAAAATTTGTTATGATAATTATTCATATACAGACTGCATGAAAGGTGGTGGTTTGTTTGCGGGTGCTGGATCTTCGTGTGATTATATTAGTTGTCCCTCCGTCAAAGGTAATTTAAGCCGAGAAGAATGTTCGTTTTTGGTTGATGGAATACCATTACAGACTGGCGATCTGTATGCTGGTGGTATGGTGGTTGGAATGTTTAAACCCGGTCAAAGTATGTGTTTTGGTGCCACTGCGTTTGGTGGAAGAAACACCGATTATAGATCACTCCTTAATGGGAGCAATGGGGTCAGTGGTGGTTTGTATGTTAATAAACACGATTATCACGGTTATGGATTCTCGTTGGACCAATCAGAATACTCTCAGGAAACCATAACAAATCCAGATTCATATCTAATGATTGTTTCGATGGAACCTATTGCAATAACGGGAGACCGTGAAGTTGTGACATACCCAGAATCTTCGGGTGCTACTACAGAATTCTATTGGAACAACAACGGAAGTTCTTGGGGACCATTATATAACCAATATGGTGAATATGATGATATTTCGCTTGATTATCATAAAAGATTCTTAAATTATAAAGAGGGATTTTGGTACAATTATAAACAAGGACACCTCTCGTTGGAAGATGTGGTTTCTAATACCTTTACGAGTAAGAAAAAAGCACACGCTAACGGTGAATACCCATATGAAAAATTACTAACTCGACCTCTCCAAAATGCAAATGGTATGTGGCACAGAAACTGGGGTCTTTATAATTCAATTCGAATGGTTTCAGCAGATAATATTCTCCATGAAGGATATACAGGAGAGTATTCATATTCCTCATCCGATTTTGGTCCTGGATTAACTTCAGATTATATCTCTGCAATTCGGGCCACTCGTCTATTAGATGATGGTTTAACATCTGACTCACAAGGAATAACAGGAAACCCAGAAAATGTTTCAGGGTGGTATATCCCCAGTTATGATGAACTTTCATTCTTAGCAGCACATTGCTTATTGGATGATGATAATCCACACGGATTTAACTTAAATATAGAACTAATGAAAAATGATGGTATTCCTTTGGGGGGTTATCATTGGTCATCGACCGGTTCTTTTGATGAAAATAATATAAACATATTAACAAATGTGTTCCCAACACTTCCCCATGAGGGTTTGTTCACAAATGAAAACGATATGGTCGCCGGAAGCGTTGCTTGGAGTATGAATTTTGATCTAAACGGAATTTCAAACAATTTCATAACCAAGAAAAAGAAAAGAACAGAAGAAACCTGTAAGGTTAGACCCATTCGTTTGATTCGTTGTGATACTAGATATTATGGAGCAACTGGCGATGGGAATACTTTATGGAATATTCCTCCTCTATTGAAGGACAAAAACAAAGAGATTAATCAATAATGATAAACGGAAGTAGTACAATACCAACCATAGGAGCAATGGGACCAACCGGAAACACTGGTCCTGCTGGTCTTGTCGGAGCCACAGGTTATACTGGTACAACGGGTTCAGTGGGACCAAGGGGTATTGGTATTATTGGTGCTACTAGTGAAGGTAACGATAAAGTTATCTTTGAATTGACAGATGGAACAACCATTGGAACTACTGGATTTCGGGGATTAACCGGAGATCCAAATGATGCCCTTATCGAAGTTTTAAGTACTAAAGAAGGAAGCACATATGGAATTGTAATTCAAGGAACATCTGGTTCAACTGCATATTTTCGGGGAATATATTCTTCTGGTGATTTAACAATCGATTCGTCCACAGACACTATTGTTATTCATGGTAATGAATACACATATGGTATAATTGGTAATACTGCAAACAATTTCTTGTATATGAACAGTGGGAACAGTGCTCAGGGAACAGACGAATATACTAAATTTGATCATTTGGGTTCTGGTTTCACATACGGAAATTTATATCATTTAGCAGGAGAATTTAGAGAAGACAGTTCAAGCGGAAATATCATTTCTGATCCCGCAGTACCACCAACAAATTCTCATGAAATCACAAATGACTTTACAGACACCGAAAAATTTAGATCTATACCATTTTCACATTATGGAGACAACGGTAACACATATGGTATTAATTTAGGAGTTTCTGGTGGAAGTGAAGAAGTATATTACTTCAAGAAGACTGAAAAAATAACAGATCCATTTCTAACACCATATTCTTATAATTTTGGTTCTTGTTGTTTATGTACTGATGATGATAACGAAGAAACTATAGACCATCTCTGTCTTGATTATGTAACTGATGCATATTGTGATTCTGTTGGTGGTGTTTTTGATTTAAATTCTTGTTATAATAGACCAGAAGGACCGGATTGTGTTTCGAGTGGTAGTTGTTGTTTGTGGGGACGTTGTTACCCAACAACAAAAAATAACTGTGACACTCTGAAGGGATCATTTGCATCAGTTCCGTGTGGTACATTCGAATGTCCTGATCCATGTAGTACAGAAAATAATGCTTGTTGTATCGAAGGAAGTTGCTTTAACTTTACACAAGAAATTTGTATTGGTGTTGGTGGTGTGTGGTATGATATGATTTGCAATGATGCCCTTTGCTGTTTTGGTGGACTTCAAACAGGTGCTTGTTGTCACAACGAAGTTCCTCCTTGTGATGATGAAGGAAATTGCCCCACAACACCAGAAGGAATAAAAAGATGCATGCAAATGTCTCCGCCGATGTGCTCAGAGACGGGTGGGGCATTTTATGGTTTCAATACTTTATGCTGCACACCAGACTATATGGATGCGGGATGTGTTGAATGCTGCTCCTTCCCAGGAGATACCCAAAAAAGAGCATGCTGTGTTCCTGATTCAGAAGGAGAAAATTATACCTGTGTTCATGTAACGGAGAATGAATGTTTTGTGCAAGGTGGTATTTTTAATTCTCAATTACCAACTTGTATTGGTTCTCCCTGCTCACAATATTCAGGCGGAAGTGGTGGTAGTAGGTCATCGAATCCATTCTCCTCAGAAACTCCAAATTGCAATCCTTGTTTAACAAACGAAAGACAAGAGAAAACTGTTCAGTATGTGCCGGGCAAATACTACGAAGAATTGGGTGGTTATTTTATCGGTTATGTTGGTCATGACGATACTTGTGATTATGGAGATGTGTTGGGTGACCATCGATATCCTCTTGCTAAAGGTCAAATTAAAAAACAAATCGAAAAACATTCTAGAGATACCATCAAATATCTCCCCGGAATGGAGTGGGAATCTTTAGACATCAATTCTGATAACCCCGGTCCAAAATTGTCTAATGGTAAAAATTATAAAAACTACTCCGACCTTTACAGCAAGACCCCAGAAGAACAAAATAAAGATATTAATTATGGTTGGAATCCGTATGAAAATCACATTGCCCCTGATGTAGTATATTCATACACACTAACTAATTCTGATCATGTTTCAAATCTTTATTCTGAAGATTATGATATTTGTTCTTTTAAACCAGATTTTGATTCCCGTTGTGCTACTCCTTCGGGCGATAATCAATTCTTGTATAATGTTTACTATCCATATCTTTATGGTTGTCCATATGGATATAACGTATCGCCCGGTGAAGGTTATTATCAAGATTTCTATGTTGAAACTCCATACAGTTCATATTGTAATACACATAACAAATGGGATATAAATTCAAAGGGTGAACAGATATATCCTTCTTTAATGTCTCTATATGGTTGGACTGAAGGAACAAGAAACAACCCGATCCATCCACATAATCCTCATTATACGCACTTTGCAAATAAAATTTACGGAAAGGATAAACTACATCGCCGCTGGGCTCTAGTGTTATCTCCCGTTGATATCGTAAACCCCAATAAAATTGATTCTGATATCAATTATATGTTAAACTGGGGGACAATGCAGAATGCTAATATAAATGAAGATGGTTCGTTTGTTGGTGATATAATTGAAACAACGGAATATGATGGTTTATTAAATACAAGAATGTTTGATGACACATCATATAAAGAAAATTTATGGTTCTTTGGAGATGGTAAAGATTATGAAAGATGGAATGCTTCATTTTGGCCTGACTCCGTTTCTTCAACAGATATTAATAATTCTTCAGAACAATTTAAAGAATCGTATCAGGAATATTGGGAAACGATTAACCAAAACAATTCCTGTTTGTGGAATGTCTCAAACATTAACAACACGGGAGTAATGAACGACGGAGAACGGTTTGATTATCAAACTAATTATTCGGATTGGTATATCCCAAGTCTCACAGAACTAAATTATGTTTATTGGGCTACGAAAAACACCAACTTAAATAATCAACTGATTGGTAATGGTCATAAACCTCTAGTAGAAGATACATATTGGTCTTCTACAAGTGCTGACCGATGGTACGTCAATCCGTTTAATGGAAGTCATGTTCGACCAACACATATGAAATTTAATTGGGATTGGGATTCGTTTGAGGGACATGACGGAAATATGGGTCCAAGTTATCATCACATTAATGATTTTGATTCCATTTGGAATTCGCTGCCCTCCGACGATTCAAATATAGATAAAGATGAAATAAGAAGAAAGGCTGGGAATGCCCACAGGATGTCATGTCAAATATTTAATGGATATCCCCATCCCGGACTAAACCATCATCATTGTGGATATGATTCCCAAAGCCTATGTGAAGGTATGACAATTACCCCACTTCGTGATGAGGAAGTTGCTGCACTAAGATTAGTTAGAAGAGTTTTAGTATATTCAGCAGACACAGATACATGGATAAACGATTATGATCCGGGAGATATTAGTATTTCCAGAAAACAATATAATAAAGAAAATTCATGGAAAAACGACAATTCGATAGATGATGGTATGAGAGGCTGTCTAAATAATTAATAACATTTGGAATTCTATTTATGGTTTATATTGGAAGTAGCCGCATCAATGCGAGGTCAGTTGATGGTCCAACCGGACCCACTGGTCCAATTGGACCTATAGGACCGACTGGACCTTATCTTGGTCCTTCTGGGGACACTGGACCCACTGGGCCTACTGGTTTTTATGTTATCGGCGGTGAAACTACAGAAAACTTATTAATTTTAGAACTGTCAAATGGTGTTACCTTTGGACTGTCCGGATTGACAGCAGAAAACATTTCCATATATGATGCGTATGGTATAACATTTGAAATCCCTTCGGGTAATACTGGTGCTGATATTTTTAAAGAAGCACTGATTGGAAGTTCTGGAACCACATTTTATTTTAAGAGCATTACCGGAAGTGGTTCTATTGAAGTATTACAAGAAGACGATGCTATTATTATTGTGGGTAACAATGATGCTCAAAATTCAGCATATGGTACACTAGAAAACGAAAAGGTTATAATAACTTCTTCGACTGATGGTTCGTCCAATCAAGACGAAGCAATGACTTCTCTTCTTGATTATGATTCTTCTAGTGGAGTCATGGATTTTGAATTTAATAATACATTAAACCCGTATGCACTAAATACACTATTAATCAATTCAATTGAAAAAACACAATGGGCTGGTATAACCGGGGGAGATTGTTTAGGTGGTCCTTGTGTTCGAGGCGAAGGAATTTTCCTAGACATTACCAACACCTCAATTATAAAAATCCAAACACCAATTGGTATCCAAGGAGTTACTGGAGATTTTAGAAGTGATGAATATCTATCATTTACTGCACTAATAGATGGAAACGAAATTTGGGACACTCCTTCTGATTTTAAAATTGAAGAAAATACATCGTTAGGTTGTGGTTTAAATGTTCTTCATTTTACCAGAAAACCCAACGAAGATTGGGAAATTGTTCTAGTTTCTAAAAATCACGAAAAAGAGAGTTGTGAAATCATAGAAGCCTCTATTGGTTCTTGTTGCTACACCGAATATGATGAACAATCACAGCAATATTTTGATGCTTGTGTTGATTATGTGACATATGATTATTGTATTTCTGAATTGTTAAATCCAACATTTAATTTATTAAGTCCTTGCTCTTTGAGTTGTTTTGGTGATGATGGTGAAATATTAAATGGAATTTGTTGTCTTGGTGGAGATTGTTTTGATGACATATTGAACACAAAATGTTATCAATTTGGTGGAACATTTTGGCCCGAAATCCCTTGTCCTACAAAGGGTTTGTGCTGCGCAAACGATGGTGTGTGTATTGGAGACGTAACTTCTTTTTATTGTGACAGTAGACCCGGTGTTTGGTTTGATTATGAATGGGGTCCAAATTGTAGTTGGTGTGATGTAACAAATCCCGGAATATGTTGTGTAGATCAAGAATGTATAGAAGTTCCAAATGAACACCATTGTGATATTCTTGGTGGTGTGTTTTATTCTGGGGAACAATGCGGCGGAGACATATGTGATTTAAATGCTATTGGTTCTTGTTGCTTAGATATTAATTCCACTAGTGATATAACATGTAAAGATACTGATGATTCTGATAATTTGATGACCCGAGGAGAATGTTTAAGTTTAGGAGGAACATTTAAAAATAATGTTTCCTGTTCTGAATTTGAAAAATGTTCTGTGGGGGCGTGTTGCGACAAAACAAATACAGACTGTGAACACACATGCTCCGAAGAAACGGGATTTATATGTGACGGCGGTGGTAATTCGTTTTATAGCACCAGAGAGTGTAGTAGTTTATCCTACGATGAATGCAATACATCGTTAGGTTGTGGTTTTTGTTGTAAATATTCCTATGTGTGTCAAGATGGTGTCGGGATTTGTGATTGTGACCAAGTCATGCAGTGGTATGAATATAAAGCAGTAACGGATGAGACGGAAGGGTGCACCGGAGGCTCGATGGACCGGTACTTCATAACATGTTACGAGCACAATCCTGAATATTCGTGTGATAATATCTCGAATGATGTCCAAGTTTCGTGTGGAGCCTGTGACGATCCCAATGATTATAAGAACCCGTGTACTTCGGGGGGGTGCGAGCCGGGCGATGTTTGTGGCTGCCGCTGCGGGTACTGCCAACCTGATCAGGATTGCCCCTGTGGTGAACCCTGCGACTGTAGGTCGTTTGCTCCAATTCCCGGCGACGAGACAAGCAATTGTATTGACTGCGATATAGTAGGAGAGGATTTCTGTTGTGACCCATGTGATGAACAGGGTGCTTGTTGTGTAAATATAGAAACAGAAGATTCTCTTGAAGACGAGTATGTTTGCGTTCAGCCAACACTACAAGATGGAACGCCCCATGGATGTATTAGTGAACTACAATGTCAACTCTTGGATGGAACGTGGATTCCTGGTGCCACTTGTGGTGTTGTTGATTGTTGTGATCATGTTCCCCTAGAGGGTGCTTGTTGTACATTATGGGGGAATATACAACAATACGAATGTATAATTTCAACCCAATACGAATGTGCTGGTATATTCATGGGACACGGTTCCGATTGTGATAATGATTTGTTGTGCGGATGTGAGGAATTTGGTGCTTGTTGTTTGAATGAATTTAATTGCATAGAATCAAGCGGAACATATTGCTCTGAACAGGGCGGAATTTTTAATGTTAATAGGTCATGCTTTGATGTTGATTGTGAAGTACTATTTGCGTTAGGTGCATGCTGTGATGAATATTATGGAACATGTGAGGAAACAGAAGAAGAAGAATGTGTAGGAGAATATAAAACTTGGAAGGGCGGAGGAACGCCCTGTTCTTGTCCTTTCGGTGATAATGATTGCACATATAGTGCTGTTCAAATAGAGGAAACTGGAGTTCCCGAAAACCCAATAACAGAAACATTCAGTATTTTATTGGACAACAGAGCAACCAACGAAACATATGACACTTCATTTTTACAATATGATGGATGGCCTCAATTGTTGTATGCGGATTCTTCAAATCAAGAGGGATCGATATGCTTAAATCAAAATGAACCTGATAATATATTCCATTGTATGGACTGTCATCCAGAAAATTACCCTCAATATTCTGTTAACTATGAATGTACATCTTGTGCTGAATTTGGTGAGTGTTATCTTCCTCCAAATGCACGCTGGGCATCAACAATAAATAAACAATCACCATTGATTTTCTTTGATGGTATTGAAAATGACGTTAATTGGAACACAAGAAACACAACACCCGAATCGAATACCTACACAAGAGGTGCTTGTGAATTTATGATGGGTATTTTTAACCCACCAACCGCTCCTGACCTTGATAAAATTGTTTGTTGTACATCAACGCATGGAATTATTGAAACCGATAATTGGTATGATTGTGTCTCATATGATTATCTTTATAGTGGAAAATATGGTGTGCCACTTTCTCCAAGGTTTACTTCTATAAATGAAGTTCCTTTAGATATTATAAGCAATTTAGAATGTGGTGATATTTCTTCCGATGGATGTTGTTGTGTTCATACCAGAGGAAATTGTGATTCTGTTTGTGATATTTCGTGCTTTCCATATGACGAAACGACATGTTTAGTATATAACAATGACCCAAATAATGCAATATGGCATGCTGGTTTATCATGTGATGATAGCCCCTGCCACAAAGGAACGTATTGTTGTTCCGATGGTTCCTGTGAGGAATACACATATGCCAATTCGGGTGGGGGCTGTGATACTTGTGATCCTGTTAACCAAACGCCATCTCCTTCGAGCGCTTGTAGTGGAAATATGATATCAGAAAATGATGCTACATGTTGCAGTGATGGTTCTGTTGAATGTGATTTACCTATTTTCGACTGTTTGGTTGATGATCTTGGTACATGTTGTTGGGTTGAAGAGGGGGATGATATTGATTCTAAGTTAGATCCTACCAGAGGAACTTGTAGTTGTGGTGATCTCATGACTATTGAAACTTGCATGGATCTACACCCTCATTTTGGAACCTCATGGCTAGATATAGGTTATTATGATGGTGGCGGTGGGGAGGATTGGGAACACACTGATCAGAGGTGTAGTCGATATGGGGATATGATAAATACCGACGACATAGATTGCTTATCGTGTGCTGGTTGTACTGGTTGCTGTCAAATGACAGGAATATTTTATAATTCATTGCCTTGGGAGATTATGTACTTTGCCGGAGGGGGCTTGGCCACACCTTCTATTCCGTATGGTAGTATGCAGTTTGTTGATGAGAATTCATTTTTACATAATTCAGAAGATGTAATACTCCAGCCTGAAAAACTTGAAACAAGTATTAATGAATTTTGCTTTTGGGATGATGCAGAAGTTGGTGATTGGAGAACCATACTGCATTCTTCGTTCTGGGCTGGTCCACCTATAGCAATATACCCAGCAAAAGATCATAGTGGTCCCATGGATAATATAGGTCTTGGAAAATATAGAAAACCAAAACCAATAGATTATGCACTTGGAGAATGCTGTCTAAATGGTAAATGTTATATGGAACATGGTTGGTGTTGTGGCAACAGTGGATCAAACGGTTTGGGCGTTCACGCAGACAAAGAAGTCTGTTCAGAACTTTCAGGTATTTATCCTGGTATAGATGATTGGGCTTGTATTGATGATTGCGAGCCAATAGTTTCTCAAACAGATGATGTCACCAGCCGTTCATGCCGTTCATTTTTTACAAGGTCGTATTGTGAAGATGAAATTGGAGGCATTTGGCTTGGACCCGGCGGGCGGTGTGCGCGGAGGGGTGTGGGCGATCCCACCGCAGAGAAAAAATCAGTAGTCGATTGTGCTAAATGTTCTAACGGTGTTTGCGATACTTCTGTGTACGACTACCCGTTGGGCGCATGTTGCTACACTCCTGGAATTTATATAAATAACCCATATAATCCAACATATTGTGCTATAGTACATGAATATTTGTGTGATGATGGTTATCTTGGTTCTAATACAACCTGGCTCGGTGAAGGAAGCACATGTATAGACGCTGATGGTGTTACATGGGGAACACCATGCACAACCGGAGCATGCTGCACAGAAGGAAATTGTGTCGAACTAGATGAGTCATCTCTATGTATAGAGGGTGGTGGTAAATGGCAAGGTAATTTGACAGAATGTGGTGATGTTACATGTCCAATAACATCTACTTGTTGTACCGAGACAGATTGCTATACTGGATTGAATGAAAACGTATGTGTTTTGGTGCATGAGGGAACATACTACTCTGGTGTTGAAAATTGCTCTCTGTGTAATTCAGACCCCGACGGAGCGTGCTGTGTCGGCACTTCCTGTCAGACTTTGACCGAGACTGAGTGCTTCAACGCCGGAGGCTCGTATTACGGTGATGGTGTGCCGTGTGCTTCGACGCCATGCGACGATGTATGGGGTTATTGCTGTGTTAATTCTGATTGTTCTGCAATGACACAAAAACAATGCAATGAGAGCAATGGTACATTCTATAATAATCTAACGTTATGCGATAATAATTGTGGTAGTGGTAATGATGCAAATTGTTGTTTAAATTATACTTGCATGTATTATGATACACCTCAAAATTGTTATGATGCTGGGGGTGTTCCTTTTGCATCTCAATGTGATAATAATGAAAATTATTGCTATAATTGTGATGAATGTACAGATGAAGATGATGAATGCAAAAATGGTCAATTGTGGGGAGCATGTTGCGGCAAGGGATATTGTGTGATGCTGTCCGGGGAGTCTATAGTAAAATACTGCTACGATTTATTTGATGAACATGCATCAATGCACCTATTCAAATCATGCGATGACGCTAATATTCCATGTACACAAGGCACACCGGATTGCTAATAATGAAAAACAAAAAAATAATCGACAAATTAAAGAAGAACCAAAAAAGATATTTTGATCTTAAAAATAGAAGATTAAAAGAATCAACATGCTGTCGATATACTCTCAAAAAACACGACACATATAATACATTTAATGTGTCTCCGAGTATGTCAGTCATGGACAACAGAGAGTGTCGGGACAAATCTGGCGGTAGAGATATTATATACGTACAAGATGAAATATTAGAAAATCATTATATTCTATTAAATACCATAGAAAACATTAAAGCCATCGCATGTGTTCATAAGAAAAAATGGCTACCAAACATAAACTCAACCGCTAAAGAAGAAAACATAATAACAATTGAAATTTCTGATTCTAATAATGCACAATTGTCGTGCGAACAGTGTGGAATACAGGGTGGGATTTCTACACCACAGAAAAATCCTCTTGGTGTAGAAATAGAATCTACGAATTTATATATTATTGCATCTGATAATGAATTTAATCCCCAAAATTTTATTGATGATTATTCTGAAAATAATGAATTTATAAATTCAGATGGTTTAAATTCTTCTGGGTATGGAACTCATGTTTCTGCAACCAGACAAGAATTATCAGATTTTGGTGAGTTTGGAAAGAATTATTTTTATAAATCGTGCGATAAAACAACACCGTGCTGTGATAATTGTTATTCTTATCCTAAGGGGTTCTGTATTTCTACACCAAAATGTAGATGGGAAAATGAAAATAATGTTAAAGTTTTAAATTGTACACATGACAGTTTTTGTTTTGACAGGCTTATCGACATATCGAATAAATTCCCATCTGAGTTTTATATTTCTAATTTAGACACATCACAAAAACAAACATGGAATTCCATAGTAAAAAACAAAAAAACATCCAATAATCAAAATACTTCTAGAAAGAAACTTTTTGTTACTGAATTACATAGATGCATGTGGTTCGATTGTAATTCAAATTCTCCAAATAGCCCCTGTAAAAAATATAATGAGTGTTAAATTTGTCCTTGACAATTGTATTATTTAATGTATCATTTTATAAATTCTAAAGGAGAGTTTTATTAATATGGAAGAAAGTATGAATCAAACCCCACTTCCAGGCGAAGCGTCCAAAGAAAGGGGGTGCAACTGTGGTAAAAATAAAAAGAAATTTAAAGAACAAGATCTTCCGGATCAAGGGGGATTCTTTAAAAAGAAAATGAGTATGGTCCAGAATTTTGCCACCTCTCTCACCTCCCGAGGACTTGGCAATAAAAAGATCAACAGAGCAACCAAACAATTAAGAGTTTTGAGTTGTATAGGAAATGAACACATGAACGGTGAACTTCCCCCATGTGAACACTTATTGCCGAGTGAAGTTGAGGGTGGAGAAGGAAAGAAATATTGTGGTGCGTGTGGATGTGGAGACCGAAAAGGAACTTGGTTGATTGCAGATTCTAATGAATATAGTAAATTAGATTATCCAAAAGTAACGTGTCCTCTTCAAATGCCTGGATTTACTAACTACAGACCAAGTACCCCAGAAGAAGCAGAAGAGCCTGAAACAAGAAAACATTACATCGAAAATATTTCCTACAAAGAAATGGAAAGAACTCCAGTAACTCTACCCGAAATGACAGAAGAACAGAAAAAAGCAATGGAAGAATCACAAAAAAGAATGGCAGAAGCCCAAAAAAGAAAAATAGAAGAAATGAAAAAGAAGAAAAAAGAGGAAAATAAGTAAAATATAGAGCAAAATTAAGAAGAATAAAGAAAAATATTTTATTATCACGAAGCAACAAGCACCTCTGTAGGGGTGCTTGTTGTTTTATACATATAATAGGAGATTTTATATGGCAAGACCAACTTCAAGAGAAACACTTATAGAATATGCTTTTAGAACTCTAGGTTATCCAGTTGTTGAAATTAATGTTGATTACGAACAAGCCGAGGATCGATTAGACGATGCCTTGGATTATTTCGTTGAAAGACATTTCGATGGCGTGGAAAAGGCATATTTCACATATAACGTCACAGCAGACGATGTAGCAAACAACTACATTGACACAAATAATCTCGGGCCAGTGAACGGTTTTAGTGGAGATGGTCCAACCGGACAAGATATTGTGACTGTAACAAAGATATTTCAATTTGGTGATTTTGCAAATATTAACATGTTTGACGTAAGATATCAAATGGCTCTTATGGATTATTTTGGAATTAACAGAGGATTGGGTGGTAATAGTTCAATGGGGCTTGCAAGTTACGATTCGACAAAAAGATACATTAGCCTGCTGACCGATTTCTTTCAGCCCGAAAAGAATATCAGGTTCAGTAAGGTTACTAATAAATTACACATAGACATGAATTGGGGACAGGAACTAAATGCCGGGGAAAGTTTAATAATAGATGCATACGTTAAATTAGATCCTAACACGTTCCCAGAAATATGGAACGACCGTCACTTAAAAAGATACTTCACGGCATTGGTAAAACGACAATGGGGCCAAAACCTTTCAAAATTCCAAGGAGTTCAATTGCCTGGTGGTGTTTCATTTAATGGAGATCAATTAATAGCACAGGGAGAAGAAGAAGTATTGAGAATTAGAGAAGAAATGAAATCTGAAGTTGAACTTCCCATTGATTTTATGACTGGATAAGCGGAGAACATCATAAATGGCTCGCAACCCATATTTTAAAGAATATTCTGGTGAACAAAACGTCACCGAAGATATAACTATCGAAATCATAAAGATGATGGGGAAGGATATGATCTATATTCCCCGAACTCTTGTGAATGAGGATACCCTATTCGGTGAGGATGATATTTCAAAGTTCGATGATGGTTACGAAATTGAAATGTATATTGAATCGATAGACGGATTTTCCGGACGAGGTGATTTAATCGCAAAGTTTGGTCTAGAAATAAAAGACTCTATAATTTTACAGGTATCCAGAAAACGTTTTGAAAATGCAGTCGGTGCATATGAAAATATCACCCGGCCAAGAGAAGGAGATTTAATTTACTTTCCTTTGAGCAAAACACTTTTTGAAATCAACTTCGTTGAACACGAAAATCCATTCTATCAATTAGGAAAACTATTCACCTACAAACTAACGTGTGAAACCTTCACTTATAATATGGAGGAGATTGACACCGGAATCAGTGATATTGATACCGTAGAGGAAGAGAGAAAGAAATTTGCTATTGAACTCACTCTGGGGGATAGGATTAGTTCTAGCACCTATGTGAATTTCTTTGAGGGTGAAACTGTATATCAGGTTATTGGTGTTACTGGTGGTTCGGCGCTGTTGGAGAATGCTACTTCCACGGCAACTGCTACCAAATGGGATGGAGACACAACTAAACTAACAATCACTAATGTGTCTGGTTCGTTCTCTACTGACACCGATGAAACTATTAAAGGTGCTGTGTCTAATGCAGAATATGAAGTATCTTCTAAGACTACCACAACTATTATTGTTCCACAAGAACCACAGGATAATGCACCGGCTGGTGATAATGACAATATAGAGTTAATTAGAGATATGGAAGACATCTTTGATTTTACTGACGTTGATCCTTTTTCAGAGGGCGGGTACTAGAAACAACACTTTAACAAGGATATAAAGAGGGCTACTGATGTTTACTCAATTCTATAATGAAGCAATTCGAAAACTCGTCATTGGGTTTGGTTCTCTATTCAATGATATTAATCTCGTTCATAAAAATTCTGATGGTACAACAAAAGAAACTATTAGAGTTCCGATATCATATGGACCAAAAGAAAAATTCATTAGAAGAATTCAAGAATCTAGTTCCATTTCAGATAATACGAAAGTTCACATATCACTTCCTCGATTGGGTTTTGATCTTTTAAATTTCTCCTATGATCCTATGAGAAAAATCAACAAACTGGGAAAAACAAAAACAGCCTTGAGCAGTCCCCAAACAACTTTCAATTATAGAGAAGTTCCATACACAATTACATTTGGACTATATGCATTCACCCGAACTATGGATGATAATTTACAAATAATTGAACAAATTACACCATATTTTAGTCCAGAATTTATCGTGTCTTTAAACGTAAATGAAGTAAACAAAAAAGTTGATATACCTATTATTTTAAATTCAGTTTCAACAGTCGAGGACTATGAAGGTAATTTTGATTTTAGAAGAAGTATTATAAGTAGTTTTGAATTTACAGCAAAAACATATGTTTATGGTCCCGAAAGAACCACTAAGGTTATTCTAGATTCTTATGTTGATATATTTGGTGTGACAGGAGATGCATGGCCAAGTATAAATGATGCACATGATGTTAGAGTGAGAGCAACCGGGTCTACGGCTGGTGAAAGGAGCGATGTATTCTATGAGTGAAAAGAAATCTGTTAATGAAAAATTATCGGATGCTCTCGATGTGGAATTTGAAGGTAAGGAAATAAAACCCGTACGGGTAATCAAAACACCACCAGAGGTAACAGATGATCTAAAGAAGAAACAATTAAACGCCGATTATGATCTTGCAAGAGATAATATGAGAGAGTTGATTGATACCGGTAAAGATGCCATTGAAGGCATCCTTAAAGTTGCATATGAGGGAGATTCTCCCAGAGCATATGAAGTAGCATCTCAAATGATAAAAAATGTTGCCGAGATTAATCAGGACTTAATTTCTATTCATAAACAAATGAAAGAAATTAATAAAGAAGAGATTAATATCAACCAAACAAACAACAATTCAATTTATGTTGGTTCAACAAGTGATCTTCAAGACCTAATCAATCAGGCACGAAGCAGAACCAAGGCTTTAACGGACAATAATAATGGTTAGTAAAAAGGGTGGCTACTTGGGGAATGTTAACCTCAAAGAAGCCGGTGTGAAAATAGACTTCACGAAAGAACAGGTCGAAGAATACGTTAAATGTTCACAAGATCCTGAATATTTTATTGAAAAATACATCAAGGTAGTGTCATTGGACGAAGGTCTAATTCCATTCAATTTATATGATTATCAAAAAGAAATTGTAGATATTGCTCACGGTAACAGGTTTGTTATTGCAAAACTTCCCAGGCAGAGTGGTAAGAGTTTGACTTTCATTTCGTACATTTTACATTATATTCTATTCAATCAAAATATGTCTGTTGCTGTTCTTGCAAATAAACAAGCAACAGCAAAAGAAATTTTAAGCAGGCTTAAACTTACATATGAATATATTCCAGTGTGGTTGCAACAAGGAATAATTGAATGGAATAAAAACTCCCTTCAACTTGAAAATGGTTCTAAAATTATTGCTTCTTCGACATCATCTAGTGCAATTCGTGGTGGTTCTTATAATCTCGTAATGCTTGATGAATTCGGACACGTTCCAAACAACGTCGCGGAAGAATTCTTTAGTTCGGTATATCCGACTATCAGTGCCGGTCAAACAACTAAAGTATTCATGGTGTCCACCCCAAACGGTCTAAATATGTATTATTACTTCTGGAAGGGTGCCACCAAAAAAGAGGGAGAGCCCGGAAAGAATGAATATAAGGCAATTGAAGTAAATTGGAACGAAGTTCCGCAATATCCTGGCGGGCCTCTTAGAGACGAAGCCTGGAAAAAGAAAACAATTGCCAACACTAGTGAGCATCAATTTAAAATTGAATTTGAATGTCAATTTATTGGCAGCCAAAATACTTTAATAGAATCCGAAAAACTCAGAGATTTGACATATTCCGAACCTTTAATTAAGAATAATGATGGTCTGTGGATATATAAAAAAGCCAGAGAAGACAGAACATACTTCCTAACAGCAGATACCTCTAGGGGCCAGGGGAATGATTATAGTGCATTTTGTGTAATTGATGCTACAGAAATGCCCCATAAAGTAGTAGCACGATACCGAAATAATATTGTTTCCCCGATGGTGTTTCCTACGGCCATTGTCGCTGTGGCAAAACAATATAACGATGCCTACGTGTTGGTTGAAGTGAATGATATTGGCGGTCAAGTAGCAGATATTGTTCACTATGATCTAGAATATGAAAATATTCTCAAGTGTTCATCAAAAGGAGCAAAGGGTCAAACCATATCTTCTGGTTTTGGTAAATCAGGAACCAATATGAAAATGGGAGTCACGACAAGTGTCCCGGTTAAAAAGATTGGATGTTCTGTTTTAAAAAGTCTCATAGAAGAGGATAAATTAATAATTGAAGATATTGAAATAATCAACGAATTGACCACATTTGTTGCAAAAAAACAATCATTTGAAGCAGATGATGGACACACAGACGATTTAGTAATGTGTTTAGTCATCTATAGTTGGATGACAAGACAAGATTATTTTAAAGAATTGAT